GCGAACATCGCCGACGCTAATCGGGTCATGTACTTGGAATGCAATCAATGGCGGCAAGTATCATAGCCTTGGTATAAGGGCAGACAATTACATAATGGCATGGGGTGCAAATGAATATGGCCAACTCGGAGATGGTACATGGAGCGATAAATCCAGTCCGCAAGAAACACTAGTATTTGAGCGGTATACCATTACTCCAGGACTCCACACGGTGCTTCGATTCGGCGATTATATATATAACGCCATCGGCTCAATGTTCTATGTTCGCAACGCTTCGGATTATTCGACAGCACGGAGCTTCAGGTTGCCAGGATCAATAGGTCCATATTCGTTAGCCCGTTCCGGGAACGCGCTCTTCGTAGCAGCACGCGGCAGCGCGCACCTGTTCTCCGTAGATATCTCTGACCCGTTAGCTGCGGCGATCCTTGACACGGCCACGCCAGCCGCGGCGGCGACTGACATCGTCGTTTACGGGAACCATCTCTATCTCCAAACGGCATCCGACGTGAAAGTATATGACGTCTCCGATCCCAGCGACATCACGTACGTGGGGGCGTTCGGGGATGCATCGAACGGTACCTACGGGCTCGCGCTCTATGGAGCCTATCTCTACACGTGCGGCGTTTCCTCCGGGAACCGTGTGATCAAGGTCTATTCTATCTCCAATCCATCGAATCCCAGCTACGTTGGAACGTCTGGGAACCAGAGCAACAAGATGGCATACCCGGACGGCTACGGCGGCAAGCTCTACCTGACAGATTATGACGGGACAGATCGTGCTCCGACTGGCTACGCGGCCACGCTCGCTAACGCGGACATCCGGCTCTACGGTCAGTTCGGCACCGCGGCAACAATCGGCGCAGCGACATTCACCGGGTCCGGTCTGAACGATATGACCTCAGGCGGCCACTACACCGGTCTGGAATCGGATCCGATCTCGTATCGTGTCGAGATTGACGGAACTGGCACGCCGGATACGTTCAAGTGGTCCAATGATGGGGGCGCGACATGGGTGGTCACCGGCGTCAACATTATGGAAGCGGCGCAGCATCTAGAGGACGGTGTCCGGGTAACGTTCGGTGCCGCCACCGGCCACACAGTCGGCGACCGCTGGGACTTCACGGTGACGCCATCGCAGGTGCTGGACACGGTGCAGATCTACCGCGGTAACCGGGACAGTCCGCTCGCGGTCAACACCTGGCAGGGCGCCGTGCGCGTCTTGCCAGTCGGGGCCGTATCTGGAGCGGCGCAGGCCATGCGCGCAGTTGTGGAGTCGAACGTAGGTGGAAGCGACAAGGTTTGGGTAGATGCAGTTTCCCTCCGCAATGAAGTGTGATATAATACGGCCAGGAGGTGGAACATAAAAGTCGCATCGGGAGTAATGGCGATCGTGGCGTCCCTGATTCTACTTACGGGCTGCGCTAGTAAGCAATACGATCTAGGGACCCATGTCGAGGTCAGTGGCCACACCGCGACGCTCTACGTCATGCGGTGGGAGGTCGTGGGGTCGGGAACGGCGGCACTTCCAGAGGACTATGTAGTAGATTGGGGCGACGGCACGATCTCATATAATCGTGACGGCAAGCGGATAGATACCCACTGGCGCTGGGTGCACACGTATGAGAACCATGGTCAATACAGGATCTCGGTTAGCGGCTCTGGGACTGCAGCGGAACTTAGCGTGGCCATTGAGTAACAGAATACTTGACACGGCCACGCTAATATGATAAACTGCGACCGAGGCACCCGAATAGGGCCCTCATTGTGCGGAGGCACGATGAGGGCCTTTCGTCTGAGCCTCGCGGGAGGTGACTTTATGGACAGTCGGGGAGGATCGGGACCGTGAGCACAGTGATCAGCAAGTTGTTATCGCCACTGTTACGCAGGTTCGGTCCGGCGATCGCGGTCGAACTTCTGTGCTCGTTCGACCCAGAACAGTTAGCGGATCGTCTGGAACCATATCTCGCCGCCGCAATGAATCGTATGCCATCGGAGTGGAGGCCGGTATTCGCAATGGGGTTGCGGAAACTGGCTGAACTGGCGGCGGCGTTGGCAGAATAGGAGGCTATATGGAAATGGCACAGACAGTAGCGTTGATGCTAGCAGGTGGCATCGCGGTCCCCATTCTACAGGCAATCAAGAAGGCGCTCGGGTGGCAGGGGCCGGTGATGCTGTGGCTATCCTTTGTGGCATCCGTAATTCTCGCAGTACTCGTTCTACTCATGTTCGGTCAAATCTCACTAGCGGGGATCTTCGCGAACCCGGAGATCCTGTTCGGAGCATCGGGTATTGTGATGACGCTGGCGCAGCTAATCTACGGATCCATAAAGGATCAACTCTAGGAGGTGGCGTACATGAAGAAGCTCTCTATCGTTCTGGTGACGTTCCTAATTCTGGCGAGCGTGGCGGCTTACGCTGGCCCGTTCATCGGCGGCGAGATCGTTCCGTCTGGCGGAACTGGCTTTCCGTACCTCGCTATCGGTTGGGATAGCGGTTCGTGGATCAAGACTTCTGTAACGTTGTCCAGTCCACTAACCGCTAACGGATGGTATGGGCTGTCGGTTACTCCATTGTATACGTTGACGCCCTCGTTCAGGATCGGCGGCGGCATCAGCGTATGGCTGCAAATGTGTGACTGGGCGTTTACGGAGGCAATATGGGCAGTGGGGCCAGAAGTCGTCGGGAAATGGAAGGGCGCAATGGGTTGGGTGCGATTCAACTTGCCATATCGGATAGCCTCTGATGCTCCATTGTTCGGAGCATGGGTTGTCATCGGCTTCGCATTCGATGTATCCCCATGCGGTATCTCTCCAACACCGGGATGCCCGGCTTTGGGGGCGAGCACTCAATAAGGAGCTGACATGCGTAGACTTGTAGCGGGCCTTGTTATCGGGCTGGCGCTGACCATAGGGGGATGCGTACGGCTATTCGATGACGAGCCGGAGGTTGATCCGTACGTAGCGCAATTCTCTGCTACGGTAGCGGGCATATCTACCGTCGTGGTGGACGCGCAGGCGTCCAGAGCGGACAAGTACATCTGGGACTTTGGAGACGGTACAAAGGTCCAAGGAGACCAGAAGAAGGCAATTGTCTCGCATACATATGACAAGCGGGACGTTTACGTGATCATTCTCATCTGCGAGTGGAATACTGGAACGTCCGGGGGCGGGTCAGCCGATGACGGGTGTTGTGGTCCGCCTCCGGGCCCTGGCGGCGGGGGGGGCGGATCGACCCCGTCTGGTGAGCCTACGATTAGGACTGCGTACCGCATCGTAGATATGACGGGCGGCGAGAATACGCTCAAACCCATTCTAATCACGCTCAACGGCTGGGGCGGCGTTGCCGATAGCTTCTATCCTGGCCAGAAGGTCTGTCTATGGGCCGGGGAATCCGTCGGCGAGAACCTGTGGTACCAGATGGAGATTGTCAGAGTGGTATCGGAGGACGATCCGACACCGATCCCGTATTGCTGGCAAGAAAGCGAACTGGGCGGAATCATCTGTGAGCCTGAGATCCGATATATCCGCACAGAGGAGAAGTCGTTCTGCTGGTATATCGCAGGTCCAAGCCATTGTAGTGGAGAGACGTGGACGTTCCGTGTGACGCTGTGGGTATCCGACGCATACGGACGGCGAGCTAGCACCACAAAGTTTATTCACTCGGGGTGCTGTCCGTGACGTGATGTTACTCGCGGGCTGGAGGCGACTCCCCCGACCGCCTCCCGATCGCAATGCGCCTCCAGCCCGCAGTAACACCGATTGGGGGGTGATAGGATGGACTGGATCGTGCAACTCAAGGACCTGTCTGTCGGAATCGCATTCGCTGTCGTCTTCGTGATTGGAACTGTTATCGTGCTCAAGCGGGTAGTCCAGCCGTTCCAGTCCGAGATCAAATCAGCGCTTCAACAGAACTGCACAATGCTGGACCGCATTGTTACAAACCACCTGGATCACGATAGAGAGGAGCGCAAAAACACGCGCGAGGTTATGAAGGAGGTATCAAGGGCGCTCGAGAGGCAGACCGAGGTTCTGAACGGGCTAGTGGACACAGTACAGCGGAATATACACCGGGACAAGTGAAATCTGTCGTAGCGTTAGCAGACCTGCACTGTGGCCACCGGGCGGGGTTGACCCCACCAGAGTGGCAATGGCCTGTCCGAAACGCTCCTCCCGCGAGGGCGGCTTGGGGTGTGGCTCAGCGGGAGGCATGGAAGGCCTACACAGACATCAGGAAGTCCATCGGTAGTCCTGATCTCCTAATCGTTGTTGGTGACCTAATTGACGGGCGTGGCGAGTCATCCGGCAGCACAGAGCTGATTGCAGTTGACAGATTAGAACAGTGTGAGATGGCGCAGGCGGCGCTAGATGTCTGGGGGGCCAAACGTACCGTTATCGCGCGCGGGACGGCATACCATTCCGGAGACATGGAGGAATACGAGGACCTCATCGCACACGGGCTCGGCGCGGAGATTGACACCCATCCGTTTATTCAGGTTGAGAATGTCGTGTTCGATGTGAAACACCGCATCAGCGGCTCGCAGGTTCCCTATGGGCGGTACACGGCGCTGGCGCGTGACCGCGTATGGAACGTGCTGTGGGCAGAGCGAGATGAGGCTCCCAAGGCACAAGTGATTCTCCGAGCGCATGTGCATTATTTCGCAGCGATCTCCGGGCGCGGCTGGACGGCTATGATCCTACCTGCACTACAGTTGGGGCGGACCAGGCACGGGGAAACAAACTTCTCCGGCACCGTAGATTGGGGGCTGGTGCAGTTCACGGTAGAGGGAGGTGGGCACACATGGCGCGAATACACACGAGGCCTCCGGGCGAACGCGCGGACGCTCATCCACGTTCCATAGGCGGCGGTCACACCTGCGGCGAGGAGCTGTACGTCCCGGAACTTGAGGACGCGATGCGTGTTGTGCCGCCATGCCGTCCCTGGACAGAGAAGGAGCTGGCTGCACTGCGCAGGTACTACCGTCCTGGGATGCTGGGGGCCCTGGTTGAGTACTATGCCAAGGCCTTCCCACCGGGCCGGTCGCTGGCCGCGATCGAACACCAGGCGCGGCGTCATGGTATAGCGGGGAAACGTGGCTAGCCGACGCTCGGCATACGTAGAGGCGACCGAACTCCTGGCCTACTGGCAACAGAAGCTGGGTCTGCAATCCTGGCGCATCGGCGTTGTTATATCCCACGTCCTGCCAGTACCCGATAGCGAGGCTGCCATTGAGATCGTTTGGGAGAACGAGGTCGCGCGCCTGACCATACTCCACCCGGACAGCTACGAGGCCAGCGGACTGCTAGAGGAGCAGGACATTGAGCGCGCCATTGTCCATGAGCTAGTCCACATCGTACTGGACCCCATCGAACCGAAGGACAGGCAATCCCTCGACTGGAGGGTATTCGAGGCCGCGGTGGATCGGCTGGCGCGCGCGATGGTGGCAGCTAGGAGAGAACGCAAGAGAAGCGCGTAGGCCTTCGGCGCGTCTACTGTAACGGGGCCTGGAATTGCGGGCCAGCCAGAACCCAAGTCGTGAGCCTGACAGGTGATTCTCCAACTTCCAGTGTAAAGGACTTGACAAGCGAGGAGTAACCCGCTATAATGAGGTCACTCGGGGGAAACGAAAGGAGGAGGGAATGTCAACGCTAGAGCACATCGTGAGGTTCAAGGCAGGTCATGACTGCATCAAGTTCCGGTGTAAGTGGGGTCATGACAACTGTATTCCTGGAACTGTGGGATCGCACGGATATGACGGGCTTTTCATCAACTTTATCGTGATTGGGGATGATGGGGCCGTTCAATTCGTGATCCATACTAACTGGGTGCCGCAGTTTGTCACAATGCCGGACAAACGGCTCACAATGTGGGAACGAACTGTTCTGCGTCGGCGACAGATATTGCCGAAACTATGGTATCATTCAAAGTCACCAATGTATGAAGGCCAGGAACCGATCTTAGAGAAGTGCGAATATACCAATGGAATCTGTTACTTATGCCTTGACGAGTCTGACTACGGTGCATCTGACGCAATGTATTCGCTTGTAAACGGAGGAGACGAGGCCCTGTGGTCGTTTCTGGAAACATACTACGAGCACGTATTCCATGGTGGCCCGTTCCCTGCCACTACGGAATATCCTACTGAACAGAGGGAGAACGAGCAGCCGTTATTAGACAACATGATGGACGATAGCGCGCCGTGGAGGCCGTAGAGCCGATAGGCGCGAGGAGGCTAGATGAAAAAAGACAAGACGTCGAACTCTGATTCTCTGGCCGCACAGATTCGCGGGTTGCGGCTGGCGTACGGAATGAGCCAAGCCAAGCTGGCAGAGAGGCTTGGCGTTAGCCGGGTCACAATATCTAACTGGGAGCGCGGGATAGCGGTTCCTACATCTCGCGTTATCTACAGGCGAATCCAGCAGGAACTCGAGCAGTTGCAAAGGGGGAGCGATGGAAAGCGAAACGAAGATGCGATCGGACAATCTGGGGGAGTTGATCGGCGCGCTGTCACAGGCGCAGGCGGAATTCCGTCCGATTGAGAAGAACAGGACGGTAGACGTTATGACTCGCACCGGCGGAACATACCGGTTCCGGTATGCAACGCTAGACGCGATCTTGGAGGCGGTCCGCAAGCCGCTGGCGGATCACGGATTGGCGATCACCCAGCTAATCACACTCAGGAACGGTATCCCGATCCTGCAAACGTTGCTCCTGCACCAGTCTGGCCAGTGGGTATCGTCTGAGGTTCAGATCGTCCTAACTGGTGCTGGTGGGAATCAGGAATTTGGCTCGGCGCTGTCGTACATGCGCCGGTACGCCATCTCGGCGATCCTGAACATCGCCTCCCAGGAGGACGATGACGCGAACATCGCCGACGGCAACCACATCCAGGAGGTCGTACCGCAAGCGCCAGTCAAGAAGGCCAGCGAGCAGAAGATCCCAAGCCTCATCAGCGAACGGCAATTGAGCTTCGTACACATGCTGGCACGGGAGCGCGGTCTGAGCCATGATGAGGTCACAGGCATGGCTCAGGCCATGTTCGGTGTCAGCTCCACGAAGGACTTGTCTCGTTCAGAGGCAAGTCAGCTTATTGAACGGTTGCAGCAACTTCCTAGGAAGGGAGGAGCGTTCGGCGAGTTCGGCGATGGTGCTTTGTACGAGGAAGTACTTCGATTTGCCGAGAAGGAGAATGATGATCCGCAATAGCGTACGTGAGTACATAGCCGGGGAGCGCAAGAGCTCCCCGGCCATGAGCAACCGTGCCAGCGAGCTGGGTCATCCGTGCACGCGGTACCTGTGTTACTTGCGCACGGAGAGCAGGCCGCTGGTTGACGTTTCTCTCCAGGAGGTCTTCCGGGAGGGACACGATCAGGAAATCGCCGTCCGGCGCCTCTTGGAGGATGCCGGGTTCGAGTTCACGAAATCCCAGCAGGAATTCTACTGGCCGGAGACACAGATCTCCGGTCACATTGACGGCGCACTCGGCTACCACCGGCGACCCGATTGGTGGCCAGCGGAAGAAGCCAGCGTGCCTTGCGAGATCAAGACCTGCTCGCCTTGGGCCTTCCAGGCCATAGATTCCGTAGATGACCTTGTGAATAGCCGCCAGCTGTGGCTCCGCAAGTGGCCGGATCAGATGCAGGTTTATCTATTGCTGACCGGCCAGCCGATGGGCGTCATCGTCTTGAAGGACAAGACCGCGGCCAGGGTCAAGGACCTGTGGGTATCCTTGGACTGGGACCGCGCTAATGAGCTAGTCCGCAAGGCGGAGGAGGTGAATAGCCACCTGGCCAGGCAGACCTACCCGGATCGTACAGAGGGAGATCACTGTGCCAAGTGTGACTTTGTTGCAATCTGTCAGCCGTCAATCCTGAGCAAGGATGCAACGGAATGGATGAACGATCCGGAGATTGAGGAGCTGCTTGAGCGCCGGGCTGCGCTAGCGGCGGCGGCCAGGGAATACGAGACGCTTGGCAAGACGTTGCAGAGCAAGGTCCCAGAAGGCTGCCAGCGGGCGCGGGTTGGGGAGTGGTTGATCACCGGGAAGTGGGTCGAGCGCAAGGAGCGGGTCACGCCTGCGGGCCGCTACTGGGTGCGCCAGTACGAGCGGATCGGCGAGTCGGAGGTGGCCGATGGTTGAGGCACTAGTAGTCGCATGTTGGATCCTGTGGTCGGTGTTGTGCTATAATCTAGCCACCCAGAAACACAGGAACGGTGCATTGGCGATAATAGCCGGGCTTGTGTTCGGGATCTTTGCGGTCTTGTACTACGCGACGGTCGGCGATGCCGAAGCTCGGTAAAGGGGAGGACGCCGTGGGACCAGAGACAGCGAAGTTGATCCTGCGCCTGATCGAAGACGAGCCTGGCGTGTCAACTGAGAAGATCGTGAGACTGCTATCCCGCATGGAACCAGAGGACCGCGTGCGAGAAGCACTGGCGCTTCTGGAAGACTGGAATCTGATAGTATGTGAGTTGGGATCATGCTACCCTTCTTAGTGACAACGATGGGCGATGCGGCCGCATCGCCCTTGCGACTGACGCAACCGCGTGGTGCGGCGCCGGACCAGGCCCGAAGCCTGGGTGCTGCGGTGTTTCCCTCCTCCTTCGCCGTAGTGAGGCGCGGGTTCGATTCCCGGCGTTCAGTCGCGTGCAGCCGGAGCGGGGTGACACCCGCTCCGGCTATTAGGCCCTCTCAAAACCAAGCCCAGATAGGAGATGCCCGCTACCTAGCAGATGTGCAGGTCCCGCGTGCGAGAGGGACGCGGGACAGAGGACGATGCCCCGGCCATATACTATGCCAAGAGGGAAGGGATAACCTTCCGAGGAACGTAACCCTAACGCAGCGGGGCACGGCTGGCCGGGGCTGCCCCGCAGCCATGCACTCCGAGCAACCCGGCGACGATGAGCGAGCCACGCGCAACGAGCAACCCAGTGGGAACGAGCGAGCCAACGCCTGGAAGCAATCCGCGGGAACCGAGCGAGCCATCGTACGCGAGCAACCCATTGAGGGGGAGCGAGCCATTGTGCAGGAGCAACCCAGGC